ATGTTTGTGTGGATCATAACCATCCCACCATTTGGTGTCGGTATTGAATTCATAGAATGTTCTTGGGTCATAGTTAGCAAACAATCTTTCGCTTTTGCCACTCTGTGTCGGTCCATGATACCATATCCCTTCTGTCATTTCTGTTCTATATAGATACAGCAGACTGTCTTGGTATACTTTATCATACGTTCGTCCATACATGTGTGCATGCTGGAAATCTAATGCTCTTAATCCTGCAGGATTTAATTGACCTGATCTTATCATAGCCAAATTCTCAACAATATCACCACGAGCTCCCTGTCTTGGTTCGTCGCCTAACTTAATCAACGTATTTTCTTTTGAACAGTAATCTTCATTATTTCTAAAACTTCCTCTCATTGGTTGGATATTGCAATGTATCCTTCCAAACCAACCACCTATTGTATTTAATTTCTTTCTACCGTATGTACTTGGACTCCAAAGATACATAAACATCTGATGATGCGGTTTTCCAGTTGATGAGCAAATTTCTCTACCATAAGCAATGAATCTAATTCCATTCTCTTCCATTATATCAAGGTATTTCGCCTTAGTATTGATTACATTCCAGTCAGTTACAACAAATCCACACGTTGTGAGTCCCATGATTTGCGTAACTATAACATATATAAAAATCCTACATGTCCAATTTTTTTTTCTCCCTGTATATTATACCATGGTTTTCTATCGTGGTAAGTCTGGTTTCCGTCGCAAAGCTCGTAATGTCGCTCGCACCACTAAACGTGGCTTCGTTAAGAGATACTACAATAAGAACAAACGCACTGGACGCAAGTCTCTCAACATCGCTCGTGTAGCGCAGGACGTAATGAAAATAAAAAAAAGTTTGAACACCGAAACTCATACTATTAAATTACTCACTCATGCTCCTGTTGAAGCTCAAGAAACTTCAATGACTCACGCTAACTATAAGAAAGCTATACTTAAATGTTGTCCTACAGTTCAGAACCCGTTACATTACACGTTCCCTGCTATTTCAATTGGCGACAGTGCCTGGCAGAGACATGGTCACAGCCTTAAATACAATTACCTTACAATTAAAGGTAAGATATCCATCATTGGTGCTCTACCTAATGGGCATCATTGTCATGGTTCGAAATTCACTTTTATGCTTGTAGCACTGAAAGACGGTCAAGCATTTGACAGTCCTTTACAAGATAGTTCAGTTGAAGAGAACTCTTTCGGAAGATATTTTCGTTCTTTTCTCGACCACGAAGCTCTCGGTTCTAACGATGAAGTCGATTACCCTGCTACATACCTTACATGCCGTAAAACTCAAGTTGCGTCTAACATGAAAGTCTTAATGAGACGTAATGTTTATCATTCCGGTAACGCTGAAGACGACGTCGGCACAGCTATTAAAGACAAACTCTTTCAGTTTAAGGTCCCCCTCAATGTCATCCAGAAATACTGGCGCAATGACATAAGCTCGATGGATCCTTACAATCCTTCAGATCCTTGGATGTCCTCCTCTGTTCATCAAGGTAACCAGAACTTCATTGGTCCTTCTTACTATGGTAGCAATGCTGGTATTATAAATTCACCTCAAAACGAACAGTTTAATATTGCCACTGCTCAGGGCACTAACAATACTACGGATATCCGGACGAATTCACTTCACCTCCTGGTTTTCAGTGACCATAAGCCCAGAGATACATCTAAACTTGTTGAAGATGGTAAAACCTTCACTAACGTTAACGCTGGTCCTCTATACCGTGTTTCATCTGTCAGTTACCTTAACTACGTTGATAACTAAGCCGTTATCTTCCCAACGTTTATTGTTGCCAACTCTCGTTCGGCACCGCCATTCTTTGGCATATCGTCTTCGATACAAGCGTGTAACATAAACGCCGCGAAAGTCGGTCCGCTGACCAAGCGGGCCCCTCCCGGGCTTAGGGAGTGTGGGCGCTTTAGCGCCCGTGATCTCTATTGGCTTCCGGCCGGGGGCCTAATAAGATCCGTTATTACCGCCGGCGCTCCTTAACGCGTTGGGCGGTAATGCGCCACTTAATTTTAATCTGGACCTAGAGGGACCATTATTACCCTCTAGGTACTTCTTAAGAGTAACTTAAGAAATCCTTCTACTTTCGACTACTTTTAGGCGACGCTTTAATTGATCAATAGAATCACTAGTGTGTAGATCCCAGAATCTTCTGGCTACTTGTTCAGGTGACATTGGAGACGTGAAGATTACCTTTGTTGCTAAAAAAGGAACATCAGGACTGTTTCTTACAGGAACTTTATATGGCCATTTGTCTAACAATCTTAACATCGTTCTGAAATTAATTTCTCCACGGAATTCATCAATTAATATAGTCTTATGTTTGTGTGGATCATAACCATCCCACCATTTGGTGTCGGTATTGAATTCATAGAATGTTCTTGGGTCATAGTTAGCAAACAATCTTTCGCTTTTGCCACTCTGTGTCGGTCCATGATACCATA